ACGGCTCATCGCTGTTCCGAAGACTGTCGATAAGCCGCGTTTAATCGCGGCCGAACCGACCGAACACCAGTGGTGCCAGCAATCAATCTGGCACTATCTGTCTGTTCGCTCATCTCAGTGCTTCGTGTCCGGCTTCCTGACTTTCCATAGTCAGGAGTTGAACCAGGAGCTCTGTCTGAGAGCTTCGGCAGATGGCACTCTCTGTACACTCGATCTTTCGAGTGCTTCAGATCGTGTCACCTGTCGGGTAGTGCAATGCGCATTCTGGAGGCTACCAGGTCTCCTGTCGGCATTGCACGCGACGCGTACCCGAAGCGTGGTTGTTCCCCTCGAGGGGGGCTTCTGCCAGTCGCTGAAGAAATTCGCGACTATGGGTAGCGCCTGTACCTTCCCAATCGAGAGCCTACTCTTTCTCTCAGTGGCGTTAGCATCTGTCCTAACTACTAGGCGGATGCGTGTCACTGTTGAAAGCATCAGCTCTCTCATTGGAGAGGTGGCCGTCTTTGGTGATGACATTGTCATTCCCAAAGATAGCAGGGAGCTTTGTGTTGAGGCCCTTGAATTCCTCGAATTCAAGGTCAACTCACAAAAGAGCTTCTCTGAAGGAAACTTCAGGGAGTCTTGCGGAGTTGATGCGTTCCGTGGTGTTCAGGTCACACCTGCATACTGGAACGGACCCAACACGGGCAAACCGGAGTCGGTAGCAAGTACAGTCGCGGTGCATAACAACTTCCTTGGAAAGGGGTTGTTACACTCAGCTCGGTACATTGCGTCGACCGTACGGAAGGGGGAAGCCCCCTACGTATCTGCTAACTCCGGTGTCTTCGGTCTTAAGACCCATGTGATGCCCGACCCAGCCGTCCTATATAGGACTCGCTGGAACTCGGACTTACAGAGGTCAGAGGTCCTCGTTCCCCAACTGGTAGTAGGGGTCCGAAAGACCGCGATCGAAGACGACTCTGCGCTTCTTCAGTACTTCACTGAGAAGCCACTTCCTTCCAGCCCCTGGAAGAGTGGTGTTGCGCAGAGGCCGAGGTCTAAGGTTAGACCTCGGTGGGTCGCCGTCTCTGACATCTCTGCTCAGGG